TCACCTACGACGACACCGATGGCGAGATCAACTTCTCTGTCGCTGACCAGTGGACAGGTAAGACAACTGATGACCTATCTGAGGGTGCAGCAAATCTTTACTTCACTAACCAGAGAGCACTTGATGCAACTGCCTCGGCATACGATGCAGCTGGAGCAGCATCAGCAGCCCAGTCAGCAGCACAAACCTACGCAGATGGTCTTGCTTCTAACTATGATGCAGCAGGCGCAGCTTCTACAGCAGAGTCTAACGCAAATGACTACACCGACACAGCACTTCAGTCATATACTCCGACTGGAGATCTAGATGTAACAGTTGGCGGCTATGGCTACCTAAAGTCAGCAGATCTTTCTGGCTATGCAACTGAGTCTTATGTTGGAACAGCAGTTAGCAACGCAGTT